ATTACTAATATGGTGAATGATCATGTACAAAGCGAAAAACAATTTGGTCAAACTTGTGAATAAGTATACCAAAGAAGAAGTATTTACTAGAGATTACGATGATGTGATTAGAGAAGGCGCCAACGAATTTGTTCGGGTCTTTACTCAATCAAATCCTCAAAGAACTTATCTTGTCAATCGCACAGCGTTTGAGGTTGCCAAGTAAGTCGTGATGCCTTCGGGGTCACGTATTTTTAACTTGCTTAATAGGAGAAAACGTATGACACGTATTTCATTTGGACCTTTGTTCCATCAAACACTTGGCTTTGAAAACTTTATTCGTGATGTTGAGAAAATTCTTGATAGTGAAGTCAAACAATCAACTTTCCCACCACACAATATCATCAAAGCAGATGATAATAAGTATGTTGTAGAACTTGCTGTTGCAGGTTTTGCGAAAGATGAAATTGATATTCAAGTTCAAGAAGGTAACTTGACAATCAAGGGTGATAAGAAAGACAAAGATGAATCAAACTATCTACATCGTGGAATTGGTACTCGTTCTTTCACCAAAGTGATCACAATCGCAGACACCATTGAAGTACGTGGTGCTGAAATCAAAGATGGTATTCTACGTGTTGGACTTGAGAACATCATTCCAGAACACAAGAAACCACGTAAGATCGAAATTGGTAATGACTTGAAAGAGTTTAAACCCCAACTCTTACAAGAAAAACTAGCAGCATAAAAGGTGGGGCATTACGCCCCACTTATTAAAGGATATATTATGGATAGAAATATAGAAAAATATCTCAAAGTTTATCAGGTACTGTCTGAAGAAGATTGTATCAAGACAGTCAAGGCGCTGGAAGAAAAAGATAAAGAATTCCAGACACATCAATTTTATAATTCAACTGATGGTTCATATCATTCATATGAACATGAACTTTCGGTAGCATATTCTCAAATTGAAACAAAAGATTTGATCATGCAAGAGATATGGAATACATTGAAAAAATATGTACAAGAATTGGACATGAAAGGTTGGTTCGTCAGTTGGAATGGATTTTCTGAAGTTCGTTTCAATCGGTATCGTACTGATACTCAAATGAAACTTCATTGTGACCATATTCATTCCATGTTTGATGGTAATCGTAAAGGTATTCCTACACTGAGTATTCTTGGTTCGTTGAACAATGATTATACTGGTGGTGAACTTGTATTTTGGGATGATACAGTTGTTGAGTTAAAAGCAGGTGAGATTATGATATTTCCTTCGAACTTTTTATATCCACATGAGGTCAAACTGGTGACAGAAGGCACCAGATACTCTTATGTTTCTTGGGCATGGTAATGAAACCTAATTCAAATTTTAAAATGACAAAACCATTGAAGGTCATGTTGGCCAACATGGAACGTGAACGTAAGAGCATTTATCGTGATGCTATGATATCAGCAATCATTGCACCGAAGATTGAGTTCAAAAAGAAGAAGGAGCAGACCAGTGAATGATATACTGATGCTCAGTCACTTTCATAAGGACTTTCCATTCAATCATAACTCTTCTTGGATGAGAGCAGCATTTGCTGGTGGCACCGGTGCTTATGAGTATTATCCACCAAGCAAAGAAGGTGTGTGGATTAATACGTCACGTGAACAAAACCGAATTCAAGAATATCACCATTACTATCGTGGTGTGTCTGAACTAGAGTTTCTAAAAGCGATGGGTCAACAACCATCTGAGTATTGGTTATGGAAGTATGGTAAAGCAGATTTTCTTGGATGCACAACCTACCGTCGATACTTATTGCTTGATGATATTACACAAGCGGTACCAAAGATTAGTATGGCAGCAAATCAGATAAATGCTGATTACTTATCATCAGACCGAATGCGAAATGCAGCACTTCATATGCTCGAAAAACATGATGTGATTACCAACATTCAAACTGAATTACCATGGTCAATCAAAGAACAGTATCTACAGTCACAACCTCCAGAATATTGGGAATTGTTTGAAAAAGCAATCATCGAATTGATGCCAGACTATCGTGACAAACTAGATTGGTTCAATGGCAACAAAATCAGTTTTGAAACTTGCTATATCATGCGTAAGCAACTATTCAAAAAGTATGCTAGTGAGTTGTTTGAAATTTATGAGTACATTTGGACGTATGCCAAAACAGCATACCCAATACAACAAACAACTTCCGAACAACTACCTTGGCGTTATCCTGGCTTCTTGGGTGAAAGGTTCTTGCCATTCTTTATTGCAATGAATGCTTGTGCTCCAATCCATGTGCCGTTGGTGATCTTAGAATAGTCGCCGGCGAAGCGTCCGAATGCTATACGTGAAGTGAGCACTTACTTCTAATATTATGAAAACTAAATTTATCCAAGCACACATGCAGGCGGCAGAGGTTTATGCTGAATTATCATCAGCAACACGCCTTCATGTCGGTTGCGTAGTCGTAAAAGACAACACCATCATTGGTATAGGGTATAACGGTATGCCATCGGGTTGGGATAATGTCTGTGAAGATATTGAATATATCTTGAAAGACGAATGCTACATTTCTCAAGAGGTATTAATTTCAAACGGTTATACCGAAACTGCTCATGGTTGGCACCGAAAAAAAACTAAGCGTGAGGTACTTCATGCCGAAACTAATGCTCTAGCAAAGATTGCACGTTCTACCAATTCTTCCGAAGGAGCATCATTGTTTGTTACTCATGAACCTTGCTTAGATTGTGCTAAAATCATACATCAAGCAGGAATCAAAGATGTATATTACCGCAATGAATATCCAGGTGCCAATGGCGGTACACAATTTCTAAAAAAATGCGGTATAGATGTATATAAACTTGACAAACAACAAGAGTCTTGATATACTGTTTATAGTCTTAATTTTACGGAGTTTAACATGGTTAGTACCACAAAAGTAGCAAAGCAAATCGTTGAAACAAATTCAAAATACCCTAAAGCGTATAAGTATGATTTGTTTTTACGTGAGTTTGACAACAAGGTTGAGTTAGTTGGTCTTGTTGATGATCCTACATATGACATCGCCGACTTCCGTGGTCGTGAGATGTTGTTTCCTAAAAAATGGGTGACAATTGATGTTCTTGAATCTTCTATGAGGGTAGCAGCATGAGCCATATTAAATTAATTACATTTACTACACAACAAACTATCATTGCAGAAATTATTGAAGAAGATGATATTGATTTTCTAGTAAAAAATCCAGTTCAAGTAATTGCTGTTCCACCACGCAATGCTGGTGATCAGGGTGGTGTAGGTTTTGCACCATATCTTGCTTATACTGAAGAGTTTGATAAAGGTATCACTATCAAAAACGAAAATATCTTCTGTATTACAACTCCAGTCAGTGATCTACTAGAACAATATCGCAAAATGTTTAGTCGAATTGAAATTGCACCTGCTGGTCTAAAACTATAATGAAAACTATGAATGAGTAAATATTACACAAATGTTGTCGTACAAGGCAATCATGTCTTGTTTCGTGGTGTAAGTAACGGACGGAGAGTTAAGGAGAAAATCACTTACTCTCCGACGTTGTTTTTGCCTGCCAAAAAATCTTCCGAGTATAAAACTCTATTTAACGAACCTCTTGAACCAATGAAGTTTGAGAATGTTCGTGAGGCACGTGATTTTGTAAAGAGGTATGGAGATGTTTCGAATTTTAAAATCTTTGGTAATACACGTTACGAATATGCATTTATCGCCGACAATCATAGAGGCATCGTTGATTGGGATATTTCTCATTTATCAATTGCTATAATCGATATTGAGGTTGGTTCAGAGAATGGCTTTCCTGATCCATATAAAGCAACTGAACCTATCACTGCTATTGCTGTTCGTCAATTGAATGGTGGTACTACTGTATATGGTTGTGGCAAGTTCGATAATCAAAATGAATCTGTTAGTTATGTGGAGTGTCGTGATGAAATCGATCTTTGTAAAAAGTTCCTTACTGATTGGTCAAATAACTATCCTGATATTATCTCTGGTTGGAATATCAAGTTTTTTGATGTTCCTTACCTTATCAATAGGTTTACACGTTTACTTGGCGAAGATAGTGTAAAGAAACTTTCTCCATGGGGACATACATTTACACGAAATGCCACATTCAAAGGTAAAGAGCAACTGATCCATGAGATTGTTGGTATCTCTGCACTCGATTATATTGAACTGTATCGTTGGTATGCACCTGGCGGTAACTCACAAGAATCATATAAGTTAGATTCTATTGCTAACGTAGAACTCGGTGAAACTAAACTATCATATGATGAGTATGATAATCTTCACCAGTTATATAAACTCAACTATCAAAAGTTTATTGAATATAACATCAAAGATGCCGAACTGATTGTCAAACTTGAAGATAAGTTAAAGTTGATTGAACTGGCAATTACTCTTGCATATGATACCAAGACCAACTTTGAAGATGTGTTTGCTCAAACCAGAATGTGGGATGCACTGATCTATAATCACCTTTTGGAGAAAAAGATCATTGTTCCACCTCGTATAGCACAAAAGAAGAATGAAGCATTTGAGGGTGCTTATGTTAAAGATCCACAGATTGGTATGCATGATTGGGTTGCATCGTTTGACTTGAATTCTCTGTATCCACATTTGATCATTCAATACAATATTTCACCAGAAACTTTAATCGAGACTGAAGATTATAATGATGAAATGAGTTCTCTATCTTCACAAGCAAATGTGGATAAGTTATTGAACAAACGACTGGATACCAGCAAACTGAAAGATGTTACTATTACTCCAAATGGTCAGTTCTTTCATACAACCAAACAAGGTTTTCTGCCACAGATGATGGTAGAGATGTATGAAGATCGAAAGAAGTTTAAGAAGTTAATGTTGAAGTCTCAACAAGATTATGAAAATGAAAGTGATCCGAAGAAAAAGTTTGAGATTGAAAAATTGATTGCACGATATAATAATCTACAGTTGGCAAAGAAAGTTACTTTGAACTCCGCTTATGGTGCTATGGGTTCACAGTATTTTAGGTTCTATGATCTCCGTATGGCACTTGCTGTTACTACCGCTGGTCAGTTATCAATTCGTTGGATTGAAAACAAATTAAATCAATACCTAAACAATATATTAAAAACTGAAAAAGACTATGTTATCGCCTCTGACACAGATTCAATTTATCTCAACCTTGGTCCGTTGGTTAATAGCGTCTACAAAGAGGGAAAGGAAACTTCAGCAATCATCTCCTTCATGGACAAGGTCTGTGAGAATAAAATTCAACCGTTTATTGATGAGAGTTATAAAGAACTTGCTGAATATGTACATGCGTATGACCAAAAGATGATTATGAAACGTGAAGGTCTTTCAGATAAAGGTATCTGGACTGCCAAGAAACGTTACATTCTCAATGTGTACAATAATGAAGGTGTTCAGTATAATGAACCTCACCTAAAGGTAATGGGTCTTGAGATGGTCAAATCTTCTACACCCGCTACGGTCCGTGAGAAGATGAAACAACTTATCAAACTGATTGTCACCACAGACGAACTAACGGTACAGAAGTTTATTGCTGAATTTAAAGAAGAATTCAATTCATTACCTGCGGAAGAAATATCTTTTCCTCGTGGTTTGAATGGTTTGAAAGAATATTCTGATTCCGCTACACTATATAAAAAAGGCACACCGATTCATGTAAAGGGTGCGATACTCTATAATCATTTTCTAAAACAACATGGTCTGACGACCAAGTATCAGTTAATTCAGGAAGGTGAAAAGATCAAATTCACTTATCTGAAAACACCAAATCCTTTTAAAGACTCTGTGGTATCTTATCCGTTAAGATTGCCAAAAGAGTTCGGTCTGCAAAACTATATTGATTATGATACACAATTTGAGAAAACATTTCTTGATCCAATTAAAATCATTCTTGTCTCTATTGGATGGGAAACTGAGAAACAATCTACACTAGAAAGTTTTTTTGGATGAAGAACATACGCATAATTAAAACTGGTATTAATGTTTCTAAGATTAAGAAACAGTTAGACGAACATGCCTATGATTGGAACTACCAGAAAGAACTTCAACATGCCACGGTACTTGATCCAGAAAAGTATCTGAGTCAGAGTGGTGTTCTTCAACTAATAATAGGTACAATCGATAAACCTGGTGATTATGTATTTGATTCTGAAGGTTGTATGCCAGCACCAGCATATTATCGACACACTGAAGCAATATCATTTATGAAACGCCATTTCAAAGATATTAAACGATGCGGGTTTCTTTCAATACCTGTTGGTGGTGAAGTTGGCAAACATGTAGACTTTGGAACATATTACCTCAATAAAGACAGATATCACTTGTCAATACAGGGTCGATACGTGTATACTGTAGGAGATGAGAGTGTTGTTGTTGAACCAGGAACATTATTTTGGTTCAATAATAAACTTGAACATGCTGCTAAAAATATAGGTGATGATGTACGCATTACGTTAGTATTTGATGTGCCACATAACAAACGGAATCCATGATACATGCCATTTTACCATTTCTGACCGCAATTGCTCTGTCTGCAATTGCGGCATACTATTCAGTGATCGGTCTTGCACAGATATTTCCAGGTTCATACTGGCCTATTATCATTATGGGTTCGGTGCTTGAAGCA